GACCTAAGTGACACAGGCATTACAGATGAAGTAAAAGTAAATAAGACTTTTTCTCCTAAAGCAATAGCTGCAATAAACAGGGTTTCAAACAGACCTATCTTCTGGAAATGGAATAACAGAAGCTATATCAAGGTTGATGATATGTTTACAGCTATTGACTCACATCACGGGAATGTATATCGTGTTCACAAACTCAATAGTAGAGAACAGCTCTATCTTGTAACAGATGGAGAAAACCACTGGGCGCACGGTAATACTCTCCAAGATGCACGTGCAGACCTTATCTTCAAGATTAACGACCGAGACACCTCGGTGTACAAAAATATGTCTTTAGATGACACACTAACCTATGAAGAGGCTATTGCTGCATATAGGACTATTACGGGGGCGTGTGCAGCTGGTACAAAAGACTACATAGAGAACAGACTCCCAAAACCACATAAAGAGAAGTATACTGTACAGGAAATGATTTCCCTTACAGAAGATGAGTACGGAGGAAAGAAGTTTTCAGAATTCTTCAATTCTAACAAATAAAAGATATACATTATGAGTAAAATCAATCTTACAGTCGAAGAAATCAACGCTCTGAAAAGTACAGAGATTATTACAGACGAAAGAGTACGAGAGAAATTCGTACAAATCTATGACACAATGTGGGCAAACACCACTGGTGTCAGTGGTGATGCTGCTTACGAAAGAGAAAGCAGATTTTTTAATAGCTTAATTTGCGAAAAGGAAGACCTACGTACCAAGTGTAGTAAGTTCTCCATATTCACGTCATTCCTTGATGTTGCAATATCAGGCTTAAGTATTGAGCCAGGAGTACGAGCACAAGCATACCTACTTTCCCGCTCTGTTAATATTGGTAAGGGACAGGATGGGAAGAATGTGTACGTAACACAGTGCGTACTCACAGTATCAGGGTATGGTGAACTTGTCCTCCGTGCTCGCTGTGGTCAGATACGCCACGCAGACAATCCTGTTATCGTGTACAAGGAGGATGGCTTTGAGTTCGGAGAACAGAATGGTAACAAGTTTGTGAATTACACCTGCCGCCTTCCCCACACCTCCAACGAGATTGTAGCTGCTTTCATGAAGATTACACGAAATGACGGTTCTACTGATTATGCTGTTTTGCTCCCAGAAGACTGGAAACGACTGCAAGGCTACAGCGAAAAGCAAAATCGCAAATGGGATAACAACGCACGTTCGTATGTGAACGGTAAGCCCAATGACCTATATGTTGCTGATGGTGGACAGATTGATAAAGGCTTCCTTGTTGCGAAGCTCATCAAGCACGCTTTCAAGACTTATCCAAAGGCTCGTATCGGTCGTGGTACTCAATTGGAGTCTCAGCAAACCGAGGATGTAGAAATTAATGATGACATCTACGGAGTTGGCAAAGTTGTAGACACCACTACAGGCGAGGTTATCCAGACCGAAGAGAATTTCGGACCTGCTGCGGACACTTCTGAAGGTGTTGTCGTAAATCCTACTGAGACAGCTAACACAGAAGGTACTGACAATGATGATGTTTTCTAATCGTAAAATATAAGTAACTATGAGTACAGAATTAAGTATCGTGCGCCCAGAGAATGTGCAGATGATAGCACAAAATGCACCAAAGATTTACAATGAAAACCAACAGCGTTCGGTACGTTGCACTAATGCTGGTGCTCAACTGCTATCCGAAATAAAGGAGAAAGGAATGAGTGATGAACTCGACCAGCGTTGTGCAGCCTATCTTGAGAAATCACGCAAGACGGTTAAGTTAATGAATGAGCAGCGTTCACCTATTACGAAGATGTTTGACCAGATACGCACCGAGTTTACAGGTATGGAAAACTCTATCGACCCAAACAAGACAGGAAACGTACCTAATCAAATCCAGTCTTTTCGTAACCAGTTCGCAGCAAAGAAACGTGAGGAGGAAGAAAAGCGTAGACGTGAAGAGGCTATGAAACTGCAAAAGCAGCAGGCACTCACAAAATACGAAACAGATGTAGAAGATGATTTCAGACAGTTGTTTAGCAGGTACATCACGCAACGTATCAATGAACTAACTACACTCAACACATCACTTACACTTGAGAACTTCGATACACAGTCCGTGAAGATTGTTGACTATCCTACAGCAATGCCTGCTGATTTGTTCAACCATCTTACACTCTCGGTCCTTATTCCACAGATATTATCAACAGATGAGGCTGCTAAAATTCGTGCAAGTGTTCAATCACACTTGCTTGCACAGTTCAACGAACAATACACTGCAGAGATTGGTGATTATAAAGATACTATCGTAGATGCACTAAATTCTAAGCATGCCGAACTCGAGCGCATGGCAAAAGCCAATGCAGAGGAACAAGAACGCATGAAACAGGAACTTGCGGCAAAGGAAACTGCTGAGGCTGCACGACTTGAAGCAGAGCGTAAGCGTAAGGAAGAGGAAGCCAAGGCTGCAAAGGAAATTCAGTCACAAGCACAGGAAGTAGGTAATCTTTTCAATTCTGCCTCTGTTTCTACCCCAGTTTATACTCCTAAAACCTCTGTAAAGAAAAAGATAGTTGCTCTTGATGCAGAGGGTATCATCAATATTGTTTCATTCTGGTGGAGTAAGGACGGTATGTATATGAGTGTAGAGGACTTGACGAAAATGTTCAAGAAACAGATTACAGCTGTTGAGAAATATACAAATGATAAGGCTAATGCAGAATTCATCAATTCTCCACATGTTAGGTATGAGGATGAAGTAAAAGCAAAGTAATCATGACAACTCATAATCCAGATGAATACTATAACCGCAGTGAGGTCTCCAACTCTGACCTCACTGCACTTAAAGAACAGCTCTACCCACGACCTCAATATGGCGACCGTGAGGCAGCTTTCTACTTCGGTAGTATAGTAGATGCCTTAATTACAGAACCCACAAGAGTTGATTTCATCAACAAACTGGTAGATGGTAAGCCTGTAGATGAAGATATATGGCTACATGCACGTGAAATGCAACGTGCCTTACGTGCAGAAGCACGGCATGACCCATTTCTCGCAAAGGTCTTAGAGATAGCGGACACGCAACGCTTCATGGTGAACAAGGGGCAAGAATTTGATAACGGAGGTTTCTGTTTCACTCTTGACACTCGATGCAAGTGGGACTGGTGGTTGCAGGCTGCTAACTTCGGAGGAGACCTTAAAACAACAGCAGCTGCTACAGATGCAGAGTTCAACGATGCTATAGACTTCTTCGATTGGGACCGTAGCCGTGCTTGGTACATGGACATCGCACACAGTGATAATGATTTCATATACGCAATATCAAAGCAAAACAATAGAGTATTTAAGAAGTTTATAAAGCGTGACGATGATGTATACAGCCGTGGAAGAGAAAAGTATGAGGATTTAGCATACAAATACTGGTGTTATTCATTATGAAAGAACTGAAGCATAATCTCAAAATAGAACCTTATCCATACCAGCGTGAGGGTATCTTGGCAGGAATGGAAATGAAACGTCTCTTAATCGGGGATGAGCCTGGATTAGGTAAGACTTTACAAAGCATCGGCATTGTTGATACAGCAAATGCTTATCCATGCCTTGTTGTCTGTCCATCATCGCTTAAGATTAACTGGCAGCGTGAGTTCGAGAAGTTCACTGACAAGAAAGCACTTGTGCTTGAAAATGCTGTACAGACAACGTGGCCATATCTCCTTAAGATGAGAATGCATCATGTAGCCATTTGTAACTACGAGAGTCTGCGCAAATACTTTGTCTGGGACATCAAACAAAAAGGCTCATTTCGACTGAAAGATGTTGTATTCAACCCTGCAATAAAAATCTTTCGCTCTATCATCATTGACGAAAGCCACAGGGTTAAAGACCCATCAGCGCAACAGACTATCTTCACACGAGGCATAGCAGAGGGTAAGCCTTATCGCATCTTGCTATCTGGTACTCCTGTTGTCAATCGTCCAGCTGACCTCATCGCACAATTGTCTATCATGGGCAGGTTACCAGAGTTCGGAGGGCGCACACATTTCTTGCAAGAGTATGGCGGTGGAGACTTAAACAGAGAAAACAGAAGCCAGGAGCCAGACGAGGTAAAAAACCTCGACAAGCTTTCTTCTGAACTGTATTCTCGCTGTATGATACGTAGAGAAAAGGCAAAGGTGCTCACACAGTTACCAGACAAGACACGTACCGACCTCTATGTGGATATATCCAATAGCGAGGAGTATGCTTGTGCAGCAGAGGACCTTGCTACTTATCTGCGTGAATATAAAGAGTGCACTGATTATGAGGTAGCTCGCAAAATGCGAATGGAAGCTCTTGTTAAATTTATGGCGCTACGTTCGATAGCAGCCAAAGGCAAGGTAAAACAAGCTATCGATTTCTGCCGCACGTTTCTTGCAAATGGAAAGCCTCTTATTCTGTTCTGCTCTCTGCATGAGATTGTAGATGAATTGAAAAAAGCATTTCCAAAGGCGGTTACAGTTACAGGTCGTGATAGCATGATGATGAAACAGGCTGCCGTTGATGCCTTCCAATCAGGACAAGCACAGCTAATAATCTGTTCTATCAAAGCTGCAGGTGTCGGTCTTACGCTTACAGCCTCATCTAACGTGGCGTTTTGTGAATTTCCATGGACCTATTCTGACTGTTGTCAATGTGAAGACCGTGCGCATCGTATCGGGCAGAAAGACAATGTTACATGCTATTATCTCATTGGTCGTGGAACTATTGACCATACTCTCTATAACATCATACAGAATAAACGGTCTGTAGCTAATCAGATAATGGCATCCACAGATGATATTCCAACGGATAAGATGTATTTCGACCAACTTACGGATATGTTTCTTAACCCCTGTTACAATGGAGAAACCGAAAAAATATGAGTTCTGCAAGACAGATATTAAAAACATCATCTTTGAGCTGGAAAAAGCAGATGTACTATATGCAAATATAAAAACTCTATCAGCCTCAAGCAGGCGGTATTCTATAAATAAATTATTAATAAAACTCAAATCTAAATTGACATGAACAAGAACATGTTAGCAAAAGAGGTAGCAGTATCTGAAAAGGTTACGCTATCAACAGCATTCAAGACTGTAGACGGTGTACTACGTGTCATTGCTGAGAAACTCGCCCAGGGCGAAAGTGTACAACTTCGTGGCTTCGGCTCTTTCGTTGTCGTGAACAAGTCGGAACGTAAGGTGAACGACATCAAGACAGGAAAGCCTATCACCGTTCCTGCACACAAATCTGTGCGCTTCAAACCAAGTAAGGAAACTCTAACAAAATTAAACAAGTAGATAGATGGAAAAATCTAAAGAAACAAAACAATACACTTGTATCAAAAGTGTGAAAGCTGAACCTTGTGATTTATATACTGCACAAACAGTGCTTGGACGCAAGTTCTATAAAGATGATTGTGATAATATGATGGGCTACCTCGTTGAATATGAGGACGGCTATATAAGTTGGTCTCCTAAAGATGTCTTTGAGAAAGGTTACGCCTTAACAGAAACACACGTAGACAGAATGAAGTTTGAGCTTGCAGAACTCAATGAGCGTATTGCGAAAGCAACACGTGCCTTATATACTCCTGGTTTGATGGATTCATTTGAAAGGGAACAACTATCTAAGCAATTGGAATACATGCGAGATTATGCAGAAACACTACATGGTCGTATAGCATACTCTTGCCCCGAATTCAATAACGAAGATGCATGTAAAAAAGATGTAACGAAAGGAGGTTCTCTATGATGTTATTTGAAGTTGGCGTGCGCATGGAGCGCACTTTAGAAAATGGTGCTCACGCAAAAGTCCTCGAACAGTTTGTAGTTGATGCCTTATCTTTCACAGAGGCTGAGACAAGTACAACAAAAGAAGTTTCTGTTTATGGTACTATGACAGATATAGTAACTATCAAACGTTCACGCTGTACAGAGCTAATCGGAGGTGGCAGCAAGGAGAAGTGGTTTAAGGCAAAGGTGAATTATATCACCCTTAACGAGAAAACAGGTAAGGAGAAGAAAACTCCAAACTACTATTTCGTCAATGCTGATACTATTGCAGATGCTAAGAATGCCATTGATGTTTTCTTCGGAGGAAGAATGATTGACTATAGCATTGCCACTCTCGATGAAACAAAGGTCTTAGATGTGTTCCGACATGATTTGAACGCTGGCAATGAAGATTGACGAATATAAGAAACTCTCTCGTGGGGCTTGCAATAAATACGGTGCAAAGCGTGTCGGTAAACATGCTTCGAAAAAAGAGCATTACCGCTCTGCTACCTTGCAGATGATGCAGCGTGCTGGTATTATTGCAAACCTGCGAGAGCAGGTAAAGTATGAACTTATACCTGCCCAGTATGGTGAATGTGGAAAAGACTTCAAAGGACGAACAACACGTGTACTCCTTGAACGTGCCTGTTCATACATCGCAGACTTTGTTTACACAGATTGCAATACAGGACAAACAATAGTCGAAGATACAAAAGGAATGAGGACAAAAGAGTACATCATCAAACGTAAACTCATGCTTTCTGTGCATGGCATACGTATAAAAGAGGTTTAGCATGGAGGAAATAAAAAGAGACAGTTTCATTGTCTATCGCTCCTATTGGGAGGGATTAAAACTCATGGATAAGGATGTGCAGTGCGAGGTGTATAATGCAATCATGGAATACGGTTTTACTGGTAACGTTCCTGATTTGTCGCCAACAGCCGAGGGGATATTCATTCTAATGAAGCCTAATATAGATGTCAGCCTTACACGATATAAGAATGGCAGGAAAGGTGGCAATATCTCTGCGTCAAAACGAACTGTAAGCAAAGTGAATACTAAGCAAATGACTTATGACGATGAGATAAAGGAAATGCTGGAGAACAAACAGTGGAATGAGCCTGTATGTATGCAGCTGAAAATTAACAGCGAAGAATTTAAGCAACGTATTAGTGAGTTCTCAACCCACTTAAAATGTACAATGGATGGTGTGGGACATGACAGTATCGGTGATGCGCACCGACATTTTATATCGTGGATGCACAAAAAGTATCCGCCTCAAACAACATCTGAAGAACCATCACAGCCCGACTATACTTATAATGGTGGGTTCGGAGGACAAGATGTATAACAAAAAAGAATAAATAACTATGAACGAATATCCTAAAACCCTTGCTGATGCACTCGCAATGTATCACAAGAAACCTACTGGTAATGTTGACTGGGACCAAGCAGTCCTTGCTTCATGTAGAAACAAAGAAAAGTCATCTACTACTTGGTTGGAGCTGCATGATGTAGCATTGAAAGTGCATCATGATATTGAAAAGGCACGCCTCTCATCATTTGATTTACAAGACGAGGGCACATACAAAGCACATGCTAAACTGTTGCTCTATATAGCTAATAACGTCGTACTTGCACGACAACGTCGCCAATTCTTAATTGATGACAACAATCGAAATGTAATACGCTTTCTACTCTATTACTTCAATGGTTGTCCGCTTGCAGAAGAAGTATTCCCTGGACGTGGATATAAACTACACAAGAATATAATGCTGCAAGGTGGTGTTGGTGTCGGCAAGACTATGCTCATGCAAGTATTTTCTGAATACCTCATGCGTATACGCTCACCTCGTTTCTTTTATAACTTATCTGTTACGCAGATGGTCAATTACTACACCCTGCACAACAATCTCGACCGCTTCACTTTTAACGAGGAAGAAAACAGAGGTTTTCAATGTACGCCTGTAAACATCTGTCTTAATGACATAGGCATACAGGATAAAACATTCTTCGGTATGGACACTGGATTACTTACTGATGAGTTCCTCCATGCTCGCAATGAGATTTGGACACAATATGGTAAGTGTGCTCATCTGACTACCAATCTTGATGACAAAGCCTTGCGCAAGCGTTTCGAACGTAACGATGGCTTTGGTCGATTGATAGATAGGTTTAAAACCTACAATATTATTCCTATGGGCGGTGTCAGTCGCAGATAACAATAAAAAGAAGCAACATTGTGGTTGTATTAATAAATAGTTAAATTTATGAACAGAGAAGAAGAAATAACGAAAGCAGCATTAGAATGTTGTAATTCTGATTGTGAGAGAGATTTTTTACTAAAGGTGTAAAATGGGCTGATAGTCATTTATCAGAAGAACTTGTACGTAGATTATACAGTGCATCTATTGCTATTTATAAGCTTGGTAGATGCAAATCTGACGATGAGGCTATACTTTATATTAAAGAACGTTTCAAATTATGATGAAGAAACTAATTTTATTGTCCGTGTTAGCATTTGTTATCTCTTCTTGTGGCTACGAGATTAGAAAGAAACCCGAACCACCTAAGCCAAAGCTGACAAAGGAGCAGATACGAAAACAGGAGTACGAACAAAGGCTGAAAGACTACGATGTACAGTTCTTGTTTGAGTGTAACGGAGTAAAGGTTTATCGGTTTATGGATGATGCTCGTAGAGTATATTTCACTGATGCAAACGGAATGACAAAATATCAGTACACCACGAGAGCAGGTAAATTTTCTCACACTACACATAGAGTTCAATCTATTAATACAAGGAGGTAACATGGACAGAGAAATATTATATAGAGGGATAAATTTTCAGAAAGAATGGGTTTACGGAGACCTTTTCCATTCATACGCAAATGATGATATAGCTATTGCCTACTATAGAGAAGGCTGTAAGACACCTACGTTTGATGCTATCTTTCCTGAAAGCTTTGGGCAGTATACAGGACTGACAGATAAAAATGGGGTTAAAATATTTGAGGGAGATATAATTTCTCTTGGAGACCCAAATATTAAATATCTAACAATGTGGCGTAATGATGGATTTTGTGCAAAGCAGATTGGCGCAAGTAGCTACATAGGTCTAACCTATTGGGCAAGCGACATAGAAGTATTGGGCAACGTAATAGACAACCCAGAACTTATAAAATAGAGCGTATGAAAAAGATAATGTTTTCAGACAAGTATTGCCTCACGCTGGCAGTACTTTACGGAATAAAGACAATGACAAGGCGACTACTGAAAGTGCCTAAAACTTGCAATGGTAAAGAAGTGTATAGTTTCAATGTGCTTACTAACAATGCAGGTACACAATGCGTGGATTTGGTTGATGAAAATGGAGGCATATTAGGAAGCTGGAAACCACATTATGAAGTTGGTGAGATTGTGGCAATAGCACAATGCTACAAAGAAGTTTACCCTAATGCTGGCTTTGAGATGGTAGACGGTAATTTTATGACAGAAAGCGCAGGCTGGACGAATAAAATGTTTGTAAAAGCTAACTTGCTCCCCCACCACATCAGAATTACAGATGTAAATGTGGAGCGACTCCAGAGTATATCAGATGAGGATATACTGCGTGAGGGCGTTTGGCAATTTTATGACAACAAGAACTTGTTTTATGTTTCCAAAAATATAGGATACGCCCCTGACGTAGCCTTCCTAAGTGCACGTGAAGCATTTTGGTATCTCATCGACAATATCAGTGGTAAAGGTACATGGGAGAGTAATCCATGGGTGGTAGCGTATAGTTTTGAATTAATTGATTAGCGTATGGAGTTAATAGATGAGTCTAAGCCTATCGCACGAAAAGAACATATTTGCGACCTATGTAGCCGCAAAATTAGCAAAGGGCAAAGATACCGCAAGCAGTTTATCCGAGACGATAGTGGCGAAGTGTGGTCTTTCAAGGGCCATGAGGAATGCTGTGAATTGACATCAATTATTGATTTCAGCGACTACTACGAAGGAGTTGACTGCGATGCGTTCGAAGAAGCGATAATAAACTATGTTCAAGAATATCATCAAGGTGCAGAAGACATCATAAAGGTTGCTCTTCAGAACCGTAACTACTATGGTTTAGTTAAGATGATATTAGCGGAGCTGAAAGAAAAAGGGATTAAACATATAAAATTAATTGGTTAAAACAGACAAACTATGAAAGTAGAATTACGCGGTGATTCAATCACCGTTCCAGAGGGCTGCAAAGCGGTCATTGAAGATGGTAAGGTCATTTTTCAGACGGAATTTAAAGATGCAGACTATGTCCCCAAAAGAGGAGATGTTGTTGTTTGCACATATCATGTACCTTATTCCACTTATAACAAAACTGTAACAGCAATCTGTACAGGACACAGAGACGAATATGGTAGGTATGATTGCTTTGTCATATACGAACATGGTGGTATTATAAAAAGAAATAAAGGCATACCTGTTGTAAGAAAACACGATGAGTACCAGTCTAAGATACGTCTTGCTACTGATGAGGAGAAAGAAATCTTGTTCGACAAGATGAAAGAACAACGTCTGTACTGGGATGCTAAAAACTATAATGTCTTCTTAGAAAGATGGAGAGCAGAAAATAATGGTATCTACTATTTTGTAAATGCAAATTTTAAGGTAGAGACAACTTATGACACATATTCTTCCATAGATGATTATCTTTTTGACATCGGCAATTATTTTCGTGATGAATATGATGCGAAAAGTATAGCCATGATGTTAGTGGAAACTACCAACAAGCTGCAATATATATTATTACAGTATCATGACAAGTTAGGAAAATGAATTATGAAGATAATATACAATAAACGCTTTCCCTTTAAGGGCTACAAGGCAATCACCTTGTTGAAGTGGATAATCGTAAGGGAGGATGCTAAAGAATTCTTCACTGTAGAAGATTACAATCACGAGTGCATACACTATGCACAAGAAAAGGAACTGTGGTTTGTCGGCTTCTATCTGTTATATATACTTGAGTTCCTATTTGCGTTGCTCTATTTCTGCAACTGGCATAAAGCATATCGTAATATCTCATTTGAAGTTGAGGCTTATACATATCAAGATGATTTGAATTACTTGCAACACCGTAAAAGGTTTGCATGGAGCAAGTTTGATTGGTAGCCTCAACCACCAAAAGATAAAATCGAACAACCTTATACGATAACTATATTTGCAAATACTTTAAAATCTTGCAAGAATTGGAAAGAAATGGAAAAGGACATACGCTTTACAGGTTATACTGCTGTCCCGTCTGATTATGAATGTTCAGACGGAGAGCTGACACAAGCATACAACCTCATCAATGAAGATGGGGCATACAAATCACTGCTTGCGCCTAAGACACTACTACAGCTTGGAGAGAATAAGAAAGTTATCTATTTACACAGAACGGCTTTCTTCTCTAACTATATCATACGTGATACTAAGACCTCTGAAATTTATGCTCTCAGCGCAAATAAGAAACTATTTGAAGAGGCAGAGTTGCTTGGAACTTTTCCATCACTTTCTCATGTGAACTCAATAGGAAACACCTTGCTGCTCTTCTGTGAAGAATATATCCTGTATTTCCTTTGGAAGAAGGGACAATACTCTATGCTTGGAAATCATTTACCAAATCTACAACTATCGTTCGGGCTTAGGGGTAAGCCTCGTATATATTCTCTCTCTGATGAAAGTCATTCTACCTTTAAAGTAGAATTTGAGAAGATAGATGAAAGTAAACTGTACGAAGTGTGGACTGAAGAAAATCAGAAGAAAATCACTTCACAGATTATGGCAAAAGTGAACAAATTCCTTGCTAACCAAACGATAAAGGAAGGGCGATTTGCCCTTCCCTTCTTTGTCCGTTATGCCTTAAGATTATATGACGGTTCTTTAGTGTGTCATTCTGCTCCTATTCTAATGAACCCATCAACAAAAACAGCACCTGTTGTCTTTTGGAATAGAGTTAGTGGTAAGGGTGGATATTCTGAGGCTGAATGCGATATTATGTTGGTTTCAGCAGGGCTCGATTATCAACTCCTCCCAGACGGAGAAAACTCGCATATTCGAATAAACGATTGGAAAGACATTGTCACCTCTGTTGATGTTTTTATTTCCAAGCCTATATACACCTATGACCAAAACGGTAACTGTAAATCATTTTCGGATACCGATAATCTGGACACTAAATTCATTGGTGCATTGGACATATCCAAATTCTCTGGTGATTACACACCGCAATCAAATGGGCTTGTGGATGTGTTCGTAAGGAAGATAGCTGAAGATACAGCGCTCTTACCTATCTCTGTTAACGGGGTAGACCTCACAAGTAACACACCTGGAGGACGTGAGAACCCTTTAGGTCAAAATTATGTAGAATGGAAATACAGCAAGCTATACACTCTTTTCTTCTCAAGAGATTCAACCTATCCAAAAACAACTATTAGTTTACCAGAGTATCCTGATGATAAGAATAGAGAGATGCTGGAGAATGTACAGAATTTCTATTTTCTTAAATCTATCAATATTAATGAGCTCTCTACAAGAGAGCGCAAAGATATTGTCGTGAACAAAGAGTATCTTCAATCACTGACTACAAGAGAGGCTATGACGGATGATTATCTTTCGCACGACCAAATTACCGCTAAATATTCACAGACATATAATGGCCGATTAAACCTGTCTGGAATACGACGTGAGTTGTATCAAGGATTTATGGCGGCATCTATGTTCTCTTATGCTAATAATAGTGCACCAAGCTGGGCTTTAACTAATGGGAAGATTATAATAGACTTTGGAGCATTAGCTTTTCGTGATATATATATACAGACTATGATAGAAGAAAATGGAGAGAGATTTGTAGCGAATAGCTATACAAGTTCGCATCTTGCTCCTTATATGTCAAGTATGTATACTAATGGGGAATATGCTCCAACATCATGGGGCTGCTACCTTTTCTATCCTAATACTCATGCTACTATGATGCGTATACACGCAGGTGTAGAAACATACGAGGTGAAACTTAAGCCGCACGAATTCCTTAATGGTGCGTATGGTGTCATCGATTACGAACTTGTAAGAAAGCAAAATACAACGCATACAGAACCTCCAACAAAACTTGAAAATATTATAGATGTAACTAACAAAATATATACATCAGAAATAAATAACCCCTTCTATTTCCCCGTTACAGGCATAAACACTGTTGGGACAGGTAAGATATTGGGTATATCGACTGCTGCAAAAGCGCTATCACAGGGTCAGTTCGGACAATTCCCACTATATGCTTTTACAGATGAGGGGGTATGGGCATTGGAGGTAAACTCATCAGGTGGTTACTCTGCCAAACAACCTATCACACGTGACGTGTGCATATCTTCAGACAGTATCACGCAGATTGATACTGCCGTGCTCTTCGCTACTGATAGGGGTATAATGGAAATATCTGGTTCACAGACGCAATGTCTGACCGATATTATTAATGGTAACGATTTCTTTTCACTTGACCGTCTACCTGGGCTGTCTAAACTCTACCCAGATGGTATTCCTCAAGTAGATTGTACCTTCTCAGAATTTCGCAAAGGTTCACGTATGTCTTACGACTATGTAAATCAGCGTATAATAGTGTTCAATGAAAATAAGAACTACGCTTATGTCTTCTCTATGAAGTCTAAGCTATGGGGTATTGTAGCCTCATCGCTCATTACTGCTATTAATTCTTATCCTAATGCGTATGCTATGGCAAAGATAAAGACTGTTGGGAGTGATGGCAAACAGGAGGTGACAAACAACTGTCTTGTGGACTTATCACGTTCTGCAGAAACACATCAGAAAGGCTTGCTTGTAACTCGACCTATAAAGTTGGATGTCGCTTCAATGCTTAAAACATTCGATACAGTGTTCCTCCGTGGACTGTTTGGTAAGGGGAAAGTACAGGTAATTCTGTACGGCTCACGAGACAATATCAACTGGCATCTCGTACATTCAGCTAAGGAACATTATCTAAGAGGCTTCCGTGGTACGCCTTACAAGTATTTTCGTATAGTCGCAATAACCGACCTTTCTATTGGTGAAACATTAGTCGGTGCGTCTATTTCCTATACTCCACGACTTATAAATCAACTTCGATAACTTCTTTTTTTATATGTCCATAATTAAAGGGCAGGTCTGCGTGATGCAGGTCTGCCCTTGCTCTGTTGTCTATTCTCTATTAGAACACCGACAATCGGCGACGTACCCTATTTACTCTGCTATGCAATGCCACTCGTATCTGTCTTTCCATATCTTCTGCCTTGACTGCCCAAGTTTCAGCCTTAGCAGGATTGGTAATACTCATCCAGTCTGCCACTGTATAACATACGATATACTCATGGATAAGCTTTGATAACAAGTTGAGTGTTGTCTGAGAAAAGTCAGCAGGTAGACTAAGGACAATGCCGTAAGTAGGCTGCTCTTTCAAGACATTATCAAGCTCATGGTTGCTAATCTCATTCTTTGTGTACGGATATAGCAACTCCTTGCATTGAGCTACTGTCAAATCAAGTAATCGTGTAACCCTGTTCACATTACCCTCTTCGCCAACATCTTGCACTGTATGCTTGGCATGTAGGTTGTCTGTCTGCATAATATGACCTTCGATATAGGAGTAATTCTCGATATCATACAATAACTGACTACGCTTAAAACCAAGTACAGCCTCTATGTTGCCGTTCTTATCTGTATAACAGCCAAGGATATTACTTTTGTCTGCCTGCATAAACTTTATATTTAATCTGTCGGTGTCTTTGGTCTGCTGCGTTTGCTCACAGACTGTTGAATAGAAGCCATACTACGAGTTGCAAGAGCTATGTACTGCTCTGCATCTGCTTTGTTCGTGACCAGATACCACTCAGCAATAGCTGTGTTCTTCAGATAGTCATGCACAGCTTCACCAATTCCTGCCGTTGCTGCTTCGTTGAAGTTACTCGGCATGGTAAGGTTAAGTTCCAAATTGTGACTACCATCAAAGTGACTATTATCGGTGGTTGTTCCGTCTTCATCAAGATACTCTGCAAGCTCGGTTTTCACCTCTGCAAAGCCTTTCTTGATACTTCGGAGTATCTTCTCACGGTTCTCCTCGTCCTCACTGGCAAACATCGAGGCTACCTCCTTGTGGTTCTCTTTATTCTGAATAGTACGACCACGAAGAAAGGTCTCGTTCATAATGTCGTAAAGCAACCACGATATTTTGATAGTTGCTCTTACAGGTTTCTTTGCACCTAATGTTGGGGTTGGCATATCTTTGTTATTTGAAATTGTTAATCTGTTGGTAACATAGGACGCTTACGAGCATAAAGTAGTCGTTCTACATTAAGCATTATTTCACCAGCCGTCGAAAAGTATTCCTTAGCTTCTCCTTTGTTGGCAAATCGAAACCATTGTGCCGTAATGGATGCTATAAAGAAACTACGCAGTGAACTCTGAACACTTTCCTGCAATGTCTTGTCCCATGATTTGCTTACTTGTAATTCTGCCTTGTAGTTCTTATCTACATCTGTCGCACCGCTCACAAGCATTTCTTTCAAGTCCTCATTCACGGCTGTTACACTCTCATCCCAGAAGCGACCCAATTCCTTGAAATCATCATCAACGGCAAGAATGCGATTTCTCGCATTCTCATCTCCGTCTATCAGTTTTGAGCCTGTGTAGTCCGTTGCTTTTGCTACCTCGTTGTACACATCGCTCTGTGAAATAGTTATGGTTATCGTTTCCATCAGAAAGAGATTAGAGAGTATGTAATTCCAATTCCAATATAGGGCTTAAATCCTTGTACTGTTGTCCCATATCCGCTGGATATACCTATATGCCAATGCTTAGGAGGCTTCCTTATTGTTATTACCTCACGCTTTGGGTAGACGAAAATGCTGTCAAGTCGAACATTTACACCACTGATATATGCCGTATAGTCTTTATCCTTATATACGGATTGCAGCATGGGTAATTCTATTTGTACACTATCTTGGTCTTTTTCACATAATACTATCTGTTCTAAAGTGTCTGCTCTAATGCGTGGTAAGGTATCGAGCATAGCATTTCTCAAAGTCTCCTTTAAGTGGGCTACGCTAACAGATACCTTTGTAGTCCCATTAGACTTCACAAATACTGGCGCAGGCGCATGGTACTTAATAGTATCAACATAGCGCACCGTGTCTGTGATAGTCTCGTGCAAAGGTTTTTCTCCTGTGCGTTGTGTTCCCCTGCCCAGGAAAAACGCAACACACGCAAGAATGATTACGGGTATAATACCCCACAAAAACTTCTTCATATCAGTTCAAAATGGTTTGCACAAATTTAATCTATACAAAGTATCTAATCGTTTTATCTTTTGCTAAAGATTAGCATACTCCTCTTTAGCGTTAAAACACGGACAAGCTTTCATCCATTCGTTAGATGTTATCTTTCCATCTTTATTCAAGTCTGGAGAGAAATCACGATGTCCCTGAATAACCGCTGTAGGGTACTTCTTATGAAGCATCTTCAACAGCGAGCGCAGACTTGCTTTCTGTGCGTCTGTGCGGTTGTCAGTGGGTTTGCCGTTAGTATCAATGCCACCAATATAAGCAACATTGATAGTTTCTGAGTTGTAACCTCTTACACCGTTACTTACTTTGTCTTCATCAAGTAGCTGGGTAATCTTGCCGTCTGGCGACACCACGTAATGGTAGCCTGGATTAACCCAGCCCTTACGCTTGAATTCCTGTTTTAATCCCTCTATCGTCATAGACTGATGGCTTGCGGTACAGTGAACCGCAATGTATTTAATATTTCTCATATTATTTCTCCCTTGTTAATTTTGCCACAGCAGCCATGCCTGCTGCTGCCCCTACAAGATATGGATAAATTTTTATCCACCATTCTGGAGGTGTTGCCGCTGCTGCTGTCATAGCGGTATGAATGGCAACAGCAACAATACTGACACCTGAACCCCAAACGACAATATTCTTAAAGAACTTCGGTGTTGTCGCTCTCCACCTGCTTATAATGCTTTTAAATGACGCTCTCATTATTCGCCTCCTTTCTGTGTTATATGACTATCCATATTAGGTCGGTCTGCCTTGATGTCATTAAGGTGCGATACCTTAATGTTTATTTCACCAAGCATCGACTTTATTTCTTTCATATCCTCTTGAGAGCCTACGAATAACTGGTGGTCGTTCATAACTTGCACCTCGAGTATTGATATGCGCTGATTGAGCTGTACCCATGAGCCTGCAACAGCTACAATGATTGAGCCAATAACACCTATCATTGCGTTTCTTATGCCTTTATCCATTGCCATATCATAGAAGTTTTACTAACGTTCTTATTCCAAAGCCTATAGCCACACCACCGACTGTCAGTCCCCAATCGATGATGTCTGCCTTTCCGCCCCACATTCTATCCTTAAGTTCAAGTGCGGTTGCTACTCCCATACCTGCATACGCTGCACAATACAAGCTGTTAGCACCAGCACCGATAAGTACACCACCTATAAGGTGTTTGTACCTATTACTTTCTTTAAGCCATTTAATTACTTTCTTCATCTTGTTTTTACAATAAATTTCTACAAAAATAATATAGGAAAAACGATTGAAAGGTTTATGTTTGTAATTACGATAGTAAAGATAGGATGAGGCTGCCTACTAAAGTGATGTAACATATCCCTTCTGCAATAAATGTAGCATTCTCTTTCCAACTCTTACGAGTGAACACAAGTGGGAACAACACCCACAACAGGAGTAACCATGGTATAAGCAAAGCTACTACAATCTGACTTGCCAATCCAAAGAGATAACCTCCTACATAATGTAGCACTTTGTTCTCTGTCCTATAACAAGGCGAAGCAGCTACCATCAACAAGCCTACACTCATCATTCCTGCAATATAAGCATGCTTAGGCGGTAAGGCATGAAGAGAAGAGAATAACAAGATAACTGCCGTCATTGTTGCCCACAACGAAAAGCGAACATCACCTACATAATAGCTGAAACTACTCACGCTATCTGGTAACTCCTTTGCTTTCTTAGCTGCTACTATTGCCATTGCAACTGAAAGTACTACCGATAAAATGATTAAGTAAACCATGCCTGCATATCCTTTTTGTAAATCATATCCTTTTCTGCCCACCCCTCTGCAAGCGTATTGGTTACAAACGAAATGGCAGATAAATAAAACTCTTTCAGCTCATCCTTTGTGTTAAACTGACGATACTTAGGGTCGTTCTCCTGTCCGAACTTAAACGTTACAGGTAGGTTGCTTCCATCAGTAAGCATACACAAGTCAAAAGCTGCTTTGTAATTAAACTGATTCTCTGAAGATAGATATACAATATTACCTTCATAGGTAAACCCTGCAAGTATCTTTTCATCAATTAGCTTGTTGACATGTGTGGCTATATCGCCCTTTAACTCTTCTTCTGTTGGCTTATGTCCATAATCCTTACGCCAGTAGTAACCGCTTTCGTCGCTGTCTTTGTCTTTGCCAAAGCCATAGAACAACACGTAGTGGTCATCGGATAGCCGTAACAAACTGTCGTTACGTTCCTTGATTCCGTACACCTTAAAAAAATCTGTATTCATAGATGTATATTTTAAGTGAATTTATATTTGAATTTATTCCCGTCAAATGCTTCGCTTCTGATTATTGTTTCGAATGGGAAACCGTCTTTCATCTTAGCGACTTGGTCGAGTATGGATTTTAACTCCTCGGAGTTGGTAAAGAACTTACTGAACTCACGTGTTGCTTTGTCTCTAAATGAGATAAGATAGCGGTGGTCACCATGCTTAGTTACCACGTCTTTTTCATAATCGTGTACCTCTATGGGACTGTTTACAATTTCTGCAAGGCGTACAGTCTTACCTTGGAATCTCTTCTTTCCATCTTCAGGAGTATAGGTTACTCCCATCTCTGAAAATTTTCTCATCTCTCGTGTTGTTAATAATGTGTTTAATAGGTTTTTGCTATTACAATGTTTGCACAAGCCATATAGAGAACCAACAATTTGTTGCCTACGCTTACGGCTTTTTACCTTATGTAGTTTGCATGCGAGATGCTGTTTCACTCGTTTGCGCAAACGAACATGGGTTGGATATATAACATAGCCAAGGAAATCAAGTCCCTTTGTTATGGGAAAGATACTATCGTTAGACTTGACGGTCTGCCCTATAGCCTCCATCCTTTCATGTACTATCTTCCTACACTCCCATAAGTACCTCTTACTACCAGCTGCAATAACACCATCGTCACAATAGCGATAGAAATGCTTAATGCCATAGCGGTCTTTTAGGTAGTGGTCCAGATAAAAAGAAAGCAAAAGATTTGCAAGTCCTTGTGATGAACGAAGTCCCATACTTAAGCCATTAGGAAGTAGTCTGACAAAGTCCTCTAAGATACTAATGAGACGTTTGTCCTTAAACACTCGTCTGATACAATACATCACAAAATCCTGCTGTATCGTAGGATAGAACTTTTTAATATCAAACTTATAGATATACTTCATTTCCTTTGGGTAAAGCTGTATATCCTTTTCTATATAGGTTTTAAGGTCGTGCATGCCACGTTGTTTGATAGATGCTGCTGTCGTTCTGATATATCTACGATGTAGATGCTTATCAACGACACTCATCACGGCATTTATTTTTATACGTGTACGCATATTAAAGACTTGTATGTCCCTCCACTTATTACCCTCGTGTATATGCTTCTCGTGATAGTTGCTTACATTGACGTGTCCAGAGGCTATCTCCTTTGCTACATCATCAAGGAAAGATTCTCTGTGTGCAAGTAGCCATTTGCCCTCTTTGAGTTCTTTTCTTTTTGTTCCATGCACGACAGTATCAAACGAACTTTCTAAATTAGCTCGTTCTATAATCTCTTCTATGATATATCCGTCACGCTTCATTTATCTACCTTCAGTTTCCCAGGTCTAAGATGTTCGAGAACTAACCTACCAGTCTCTACCTGCATTGTTATGTTTCAGCTTTCCAACCTTTAAAAGGTGCTTTTGCTGAGGCTCGGATTCTTCGCTTACGACTATTTGTCATCACGTGACAATATGCTGTTGGAGCGATATAATATATCTTTCTGTTTGCAAGCCGCGAACCGACGTTCGAGTTCGACTGCGATGATGCGTTATTCGCATTCGTAAAGACGAGACCGCCATTCGCCCTCGCACTGTCATTCGAGCGCCCGACAACACGGCTTTCGGAATCCTCTACCTTTTTATTGAAGAGCAAAGCGTGGCGGATTTTCGCCCACCGAC